TGTCGTGGTGTATTTCTCTAACTGGTACGGCCTGGCGCTTGGGTACGTCGCAAGGTAGCGCTGGACGCTTGCGTAGATTGTATTGCTCACGTTCATACGCCAACATGAGTTTACCGAGTTTTGCTTCAGATAAATTTTTTAAATTCATTTTGCTAATGCCTCTAATTCAAATTTACGTTGGATAATAATTTCACGTTGCACCGCACTCCATTTCGGAAGCTGTGGCGCGTTTAATATTTTTCTGCGATTGGCAAGACCTTCCAGTTCTGCAAGCGAGTGATATTCATTCACCACAGCTTGAAAATCTTTCTCACCAAGAAAAGCATAATCTTGCACCTTCTGAGGACAGGTCTTCAGGACAGGACAAACCGTGTATAGATACACGGGTTTTGTCCTGACTGACCTAAGAGTGACCCGGTTTTGTCCTAGGTCTGTCCTGAGTTTG